CAGGAGTTCGCACTTACTGGACCTGTAGATGTAGACATTGCTTCTACTGGCGATATCGAATTTAACGATGCTGCGTCGTTTACACGCTCCACAGATACGGGCGTCAATATTGAACAGAACATGGATGTGTTTGCATTTGCGAACGTGTCCCATGCAAGAGAGTCAGGCTCTATTGGCTCTGGTTCTCGCTGGACGGTGCATGGTGAGTTCACCGTCAATGGCACCGAGCAAACAGGCGTAGGTTTTCACGGCAATTACAATCGTGGCAACCAAGGCAGCGCGGATTGTCATGGATCAAGCTGTAACCAAGCCGCCTTTTTTGCGGTTACTTCGGGTCAGGATATCGGCGTATCCAACCAAGAGCTGGCAGGCACTGAGGGTGGTGCTGGTGATATTGAGACTCAAGCCGGATGGGTTGGTTTTGGCCTTATCAACCTAGACACACTGGAGGCTGCTGGTTCTGACACAACCATTAACGCCACGCATGACTCGCTGACGTTAACGACCTACCCGGTCACCTTACAGCCTAATGTATACCTGAACACCTCTGAAACGCTCACAGGCGCTACAGAAATGACGGTCACCAGCTATAACTTGGCTGGTACCTCAATTACTTTCGATGACCCCGCTGGCGCGCCAACAGGCTCTGTCTCGCTGGGTGTTCAGAACATGGCAAACGGCGCTGTTGGGTGGATATCGGTCACGGTCAATACCGGCGATACCACGATCAATGCCACCCATGATGCGTTGACCTTGACTGAATATGCGGTCTCAACGGCATTTGATGTATCTATTGATGCGACCCATGACAGCTTGGTTTTGACCGAGTACGGGACGAGCATTTCCCTAGATGTCACGATTTCAGCAACGCATGACGCGCTTGCCCTTACTGAATACCAGGTCAGCACTACTTTTGATGTACAGATTGATGCAACGCATGATGCCTTGGCGCTTACCGAATATGCCACCAGTATTGCGGTAGACGTTGATATCAATGCTACACACGATGCGCTTGTCTTAACGACTTATCCAGTAAGCCTGTCTGCCGACACGGTCATTAGTGCGACCCATGACGCATTAGCACTGACTGAATATGCGACCAGTATTGTTGTTGATGTCGAAATAAACGCCACACATGACGCGCTAACACTGACAACGTATCAAGTCAGTCTGTCTGCGGACACGGTGATAGAGGCAACTCACGATACCCTGTCACTCACAGAATACCCGGTCAGCACGGTTTACGACGTAGCGATTAACGCGACCCATGATGCACTGACGCTGACGACATACCCAGTAAGCCTTGGGCAAGATGTCAATATAACGGCGACACACCACGCACTATCGCTTACCCAGTACCAGATTACTGCCCAGTACGACGTTACGATTAATGCCACGCATAACGCACTGGCAATCACTGAATACGCGGTAACACAGCAGTTTGATGTAACGATAGCGGCAGAGCATGACGCTTTAGTGCTGACGACATACCCGACCACGATTGTTGCTGGGTTGGATACGCTCATAGAGGCTACTCATCATGCGTTGACCCTAACTGAGTATGTGGCAAGCGTTATTGGTGTTCAGCTGGGCCAGGCTGATCAACCAACAGGCGGCATATCAAAAAGACGTAGACGAAGGTTTCTGATTGAAATTGATGGACAGTTCTTTGATGCAGACTCAGTCCAAGCCGTACAAGCACACCTCGAAATGGTTCGTGAGCTTGCTGAACAGTCAGCAGAACAGGACGCAATCACACATGTAGACAAGCCTATACGCATCAAACCACCGCGTATTCGCGTTACAACGTCAGACAGAAAGCCAGTAGAAAGCATTACAATCAAGCGGGACCTTGAAAAAACACAGCGTATAGTCAATGATATATACAAGAAAACAGCCGATAATGTTAGAGATATCAGGCTATTAGCATCCAAGCGCGCAGAGCGTATCAGGCGTGACGAGGAAGAGGCGATTATCTCGCTCTTACTGTAGACATGGCAGCACGTAAAGACAGCCGAATCAAAGAGAATCACCGCAAGGCCATACAGACCAGTATGATCTTAAAACGCTTGCATTATCATATAGATGGTCAAGACAGCCAAGGAAACCCAGTAGAAATGTCTGCAAGTCAAATCAGGGCAGCAGAAATACTATTAAAGAAAGCATTGCCAGACCTATCATCTGTAGAGCATGCGGTAGAGAACGAGACATTGAGCAGACTGATTATCAATGAGTGATATTGTCTACGGGTACGACGCAGTACCTACGATCAAGGCATTCTCTCAGTCTGACAAGTTTATGCGTGGGCTTATGGGTCCGTTTGGTTCAGGTAAGTCATCAGGCTGTGTTATTGAGCTCGTTAAACTTGCTAAACGACAGCCCAAACAGGCAGACGGTAAGCGAAGGGCCAGGTTTGCGGTTATTCGTAATACCTACAGGCAGCTTCAAGACACAACGATCAAGACACTGCATGACTGGCTACCGCCCCGAGAGTTCGGTAAGTACCTCAAGATAGAGCAGACCTACACGGTAACCGGGCTTGATAAAGACCTTGAAATAGAATTCCTTTATCGTGCGCTGGATAGACCTGAGCATGTATCTAACCTGCTATCACTTGAGCTAACCGGCGCATGGGTGAACGAGGCCAGAGAGATACCAGAGGCGGTTATCAAGGCGTTGAAGGGCCGTGTCGGTCGCTATCCTGCGGTGAAGGATGGAGGTTGCGTTGATCCGGGTATTATCATGGACACGAACCCACCAGATGATGAGTCGTGGTGGTACCAGATGTTCGAGGAAAATCCCGCTGATAATGTCGAGCTATTCAAGCAACCTGCTGGTGATGGGCCTGATGCTGAGAACCTGAAGTACCTGCCACCCAACTACTACGAAAACTTGAGCGAAGGTGAGGAAGACGAGTTCATCAAGGTTTATGTGCGTGGTGAATACGGGTTTGTTAAGGATGGCAAGCCTGTCTATCCAAACTACAACGATAGCCTGCACTGCAAGACGTTTGGCATCAATGAGAAGGGCGTTATCAAGCGAGGATGGGACTTTGGATTAACACCTGCTGTTGTGTTTACCCAGGTCACGCCGAAGGGGAAGTTCCAGGTATTCGATGAACTGGTATCTGAAGACCTTGGTATTGATAGCTTCAGTGATAGCGTGTTGTTGCACTGTTCGGAGAACTACCCGGATGCTGAGTGGGAGGACTACGGAGATCCTGCTGGCAATACGAAAGCCGAGACCGATGAGCGCACTTGTTTCCAGATATTGCAGGGCAAAAAGATTATGATTCAGGCGGGCGAGCAATCACCGACCATTCGAATCGAGTCAGTCAAAAAGCCTATGAATACGTTGGTTGATGGCTCTTGTCAGTTCATGTTGCACCCACGTTGCAAGACGTTGCGCAAGGGATTTCAGGGCCGATATCAGTACAAAAAAATCAAGGTTGCTGGTGCTGCTGAACGCTTTCACGACAAGCCAGATAAGAACGAGTGGTCACATCCTCACGATGGGTTACAATATGTAGCGACCAAGGTGTTCGGTAATGCTGTGCGTTCTAAAGAAAAGCGCAAGCGACCTCGTATAACCAGGGAAATGCAGGGAATCGTCTAATGGCAGTATCGGCAGAGGAAATGGAAGCCCTCGCTCAAGAGGAAGCGCAAGAGCCTGACTTTGATAGTTTGATAGCTGCGCAGGATGCATACGAGGCTAGCTCACTAGGCTCTGATAGTGATGGTGGCGAGCTATCCAATCAACGCGCACTAGCGATTGATGCGTATGCCGGTAAGAACATAGAGCCAAACAGTATCGGTCGGTCTCAAGTGGTGGACTGGGCTGTGTTCGAAACGATCCAGTGGATACTGCCAAGCCTTTGTCGCATCTTTGCCGGTGGTGACAATGTCGTTGAGTTCATGCCCTTTGATGAGGAGGACGAGGACGCTGCTGAGCAAGAATCTGATTTCCTAAACTACCTAGTCACGCAGAAAAACAACTGGTTCACCATCATATTGACCTGGTGCACTGATGCACTGCTGAGCAAGAACGGGTACTGCATGGCGCAGGTTGAGGAGGTTCTAAGGACCGAGGTAGAAATATACGAACGACAGTCCGAGGAACAGGTGGCATTGCTGCTAGATGGTGATATCGAGGTAGTAGGCCAGAACGCATACCCTGACCCTGACCACAAGCCCGAGCCTGTTGTTGATCCTAACACTGGCGAACCTGTATTCGATCAGTTCACAGGCCAGCCCATCATGTCTGAGCCTGCGACCTTGTTTGATTTGCAGATCAGGTCGACTGAGGCCAAAAAGAAACTAGCTTTTACCGTTATTCCGCCCGAGCGCACAAAGGTTGCTGAGGACTGCACAGACTTTACGTTGCGAGATTGTGATTACTTCGAGGTATGGGACAACATCTCGATATCTGCCATTCGCGCAATGGGCCATGATGTTGATGACGATATAGGCGACGATGCCGAGTCTGATACGGTAGAGGACATTGCAAGGGACGAGCTGTTACAGAACACAGGTGTTCGTAAGGCCAGAACCACGCCAGACCCAAGCACACGCAAGGTCAAGGCCCGCTGGATATGGTGCAAGCATGACCTGGACGGCGACGGTATTGCTGAGCTGATCTACACGTTCAGGGTCGGTAATGAGATTCTTGAGGTTGAGTACGCCACCCGCATTCCGGTTGCATCCATCACCCCGTTTATCAATACACACAGGCATATCGGTACGTCGGTTGCTGATTTGGTATTTGATATTCAGCGCATCAAAACAGCGATATTACGGAATGGTTTGGATAGCCTGTATTTCTCAATGCATCCATTACGGGCGCACTCAAACAAAGTCAACCCTGATGATCTGATGGTGCCGTCACCCGGTGGATTGGTAGAGGTCGATACAGACATGCCGGACGTTGCGGGTCATGTCATGGATTTGAACACGCCGTTTGTATTCCCTGAAGCACAGGCCGGACTGCAACACATGGATACCGTGGTGGAATCAAGGGTCGGTGTTAACCGCATATTCCAGGGCATTGATGAGTCAAACCTCAATCACCATGACCGCATTGGCAAACTATCCACAATGGCTGCACAGCGCATCGAGCAGATTGCGCGCATCATGGGTAACGGCATTGAAAACCTGTTCGGTATCGCGCATGAACTACTGATCAAGTCAGGTCATCAAGCCGAGGCGATTAAACTGCGTGGCAAGTGGGTGAACTTCGATCCGAAGAACTGGAAGACAGGCCGTGACATGCAAGTGGTAGCCCCGTATGCGGCAGGCAACAAAGACAGCTTGTTAGAGCGATTGATGGTGATATCGAGTGTTATGGAGCGCGCACAAGCCTCAGGTTCCAGAACGGTTACCGATGAAAACGTCTATGAGCTCGAGCTTGAAATGGCGAAGGCTGCTGATCTTATGGGCAGTAAGTTGTTTACTAACCCTGAGGACAATCCACCACCTGAACCCGGCCCTGATCCAACGATGATTGCGCTTGAGATTGAGCAACAGAAGGCAGAGACAGACGCCGCTGAGGCTGATACCGCTGCCGAGAAAGTGCGCATAGATGCCGAGACTGATCTTGCCAAGGCCAATATCAACGCGCATGTACAGATTGCTATTGCGCTGATCAAGGCCGGCCAACAGTTCAGCCTTGAGGAATTCCGCAACAACCTCAAGAACGAGCCTATGCTGGACAACAACGAGGCGCTGGAGTCATTGCGTAGTGCTATCAATGAGCTGGACATACAGCTTCAAGGCAGCCTGGGCGACCAGATAGGGACGTTGCAACAGTTGATCGAGCAGGTAGGCGGCGAGAAGGAAATCGTCCGTGATGAATCAGGGAATATCGTAGGCTCACGACCAAAGGCGGTAAATGGCTAAGCTCACCCAAAAGCAACGTGAAACACGCGGCAAGCAAGCGCAGAAACTACTGGACAACAAGCTGTTGAAGGAAGCATTTGAGTCCGTGAAACAATCGGCTCATCAGCAGATTGAGGAAGCACCACCAAGCGACTTGGAAACATTGGTGCTATGTAAGGAACGGCTGCACGTTCTCAAGAGTGTTGAGGAAAACATACGCCGCTTTATCAAGGATGGTAAGGCTGCGAGTTCTCAAATGATTGAGGAAGACAGGCCCCCGTATCTTGGAGATATAGCAAAATGGAGAATGCAGAAACAGCAGAACTAACCCCTGAGCAACGCATTGAACAGAAGTTATTCGGCGAGCCTGAGGAAGAGGTGGTTGCTGAACAGGCTGAAGAGGTCGAAGCTACCGATGAACTGGAGGCTGAAGATCAAGTTGAAGGCGATGAGCTGGAAGCTGAAGAGGGAGAGGAAGCCGAGGAAGAACTAGAGCTTCACGAAATCGAGATTGATGGCCAGGTCTACGAGGTTCCCGAGCCTATCCAGCAGGCCATTATGCGTGATGCTGACTACACGCAGAAATCACAGGAGAACGCGCAAGAACGCGAGACCTTAGGCGTATTGCGAAGCCAGAACGAACAGGCTGCTCAACAGCATGAGTTTCTTGAGTCGGTACGCGAGGAGGAAGCACAGGCAGGACAGATTGACTGGCAGATCAAAGAGCTTCGCGACTACATGCGGAACAATATCGATCGGTTGACTGGCAATGATCTTGAAAAGGTCAGGTTTCAGATTGACGAGCTGAACGTGCAAAAGGATGGAATTGTTCAAGCGGTCAAGGTAAAGTATGGGGAATTTCAGCAAGCCGCGCAGCAATCCCGTGAGGAACTGCGCGCCAAGAGCACTGAAGTTCTGAAGGTCAAAATCCCCAACTGGGGTGACGATACGCAAAAGCAGGCAACTGATTACGCGCTCTCTGTGGGCTTTACCCAGGAAGAGCTTGATAACTCGGTTGATCCCCGCGAAATGCAGGTGTTGTTCGAGGCAGCACAATATCGTCGTCTTAAAGAGGGCAAGGCCGGTGCGGTTAGACAGGCACGATCCGCGCCTAGAATTCGTCCGCGTGGTCGCTCAACGACGAGCGAGGAAACCAAGCGGAAGATTTCCGTTAGAAAACGGCTTAATAGCACGAACGATCCAAAGGCAAAAGCAAAGGTTTTGCAGGATCATTACGCGAATACATTGTTCAAGTAGGTTCGTGCCAGTTATAAGGAAATAACATGGCTGCAATTACAGGAACTTCAAGTAGCTACTCAGTAGGAACCGGTGGTGGTAACCGGGAGGATTTGTCGGACACGATCTATGATCTGTTTGCTGACGACACGTTCTTCCTGACCAACCTTGATCGGTCGTCCTCAAGTGCTACGACTCACGAATGGCTGGGTGACAGCCTTGCAGCGGCTAGTTCTAATATCGCGATTGAAGGTGATGACGCCTCGTTCGGGACGATTAGCAACGCTGCTCGCTACGGCAATTACACCCAGATTTTCAAGAAAACCTTTCTCGTATCACGTACTCAAGAGAGTGTGCAGAAAGCAGGTCGTGCGTCTGATATCTCACGACAGGCTATCAAGCAGATGCGAGAGCTCAAAAACGACGTTGAGCTTGCTATCGTCACCAACCAGGCTGGTACTGCTGGCGGTACGGGTACTGGCAGGTCAATGGCTGGTATGGAAACGTGGATTGGTGAGGCAACGACATCGGGTGGCTCGACGGCTGCTAATGTTGTGCGCGCTACGACCACGGCATCTGCTACCACGCCTGCGGTTGCATCCGGTGTGCCGGGTACAGCACCGACTGATGGCACAACCACAGGTGCATTGACTTCCGGGGCATTGAACGCCGCGTTAGAGGGTGCCTGGGATGACGGTGGTGACACCGATATCATCGCGGTTGGCGCTCAGGTCAAAAACACCATTAACAACCTCACCTCCATTGCGACACGACAGGTCGACGTATCCCGCACGGCGCAAGCCAGCATTACGGGCGCTGCTGATCTGTATGTCTCAAACTTCGGAGTTCACAGGGTATTGCTGCATCGTCATGTACGTGACAGTGTGGCGTTATGTCTTGATACTTCGCTGTGGGCATGGGCTCCGCTTGACGATTTCTTCATGGAACCGTTGGCGAAGACCGGTGATGGTGATAAACGACAGCTGATTGTCGAGGGTACGTTAGAGGCCAGAAATTATATTGGCAATGCGAAAGTTGTTGCAATAGGGTAACATAGTTCTAATCACTAGAATCGTTGTTATCACTGCTGTAAGCGAGGCTGGGGTCTATGTGGCCCCAGCCTTTTCCTTTTAGTATGGTATATACATTAGCTGAGGTGCATCCGACTACGTTGGCGATCTTTGGCCCGCTCCATTTTAGTTTGCGCAATGCGTGTATTGCCTCTACTTGCTCCGCATTTAGTTTTGAGTTGGGGTGTCCTTGCCCTTTTGCGTAGCTGTCGAGCGTATTAGTGCCGTGCCATCTATTTTGAGCGGGCGTGACGTACTCAAGATTTTCTACCCTGTTATCCGATTTAACCCCGTTCTTGTGATGCACCTGGAAAGGTGACTCACCTATAAATGTTAGCGCCACCAGTCTGTGCACACGAAAGCATTTTTGCCTGCCTCTGACACTAAGGTGAACGATTTCATAACCGTCCTTGTCGGGCTTTATTTTCGGATTGTTTTTTGGCCCTGTCTTTGAGTGTACGGGCTTTCTGATATCGCCTGAGTCAGAGATTTGATAATCTGTGGCAATAGGTATAGTTTTCCAGTTTGTCATGTTATCTCCTAATTACAATGGCTGTAAGGTATGGATAATAACATGATTACCGGACACCGCACGGCCAATCGCTCGCCGTGTTGTGTTGGATGGAATAAGGATGTTCCATTTAGGGTGCGCAGGGATTCTGTCTCTGCGCGCCTTTTTTGTGGAGAGAGTATTTCGATTGGTGGTGTGCAACAAAGTGAAACTGCAATGAAGCAATAAGGTCGATTCGCGATTCTCATGGCCGTAAGCTACTCACAGCTACTCCGGTTAGTCGCACCATCATTCAAAATATTAGGAGAAAAGATGTCTGAATTCATAGGTTATAACGCTGATCGCGGCACATGGTACGAGGCTGATTTCGAGGATGATGGCACGACACACCTGCATACCAAGCAGGACTGCCAGCCCGTATTGGATCGGCTGAAGAAACTACGCAATAGCGATGCGTACCAAAAAAAGGGCATGAAGGAAGAGCTGTTTCATCTCTGCTCAATTCCTGCCGGCGTAGAGGTTGAGTTACGCAATCGCGGCATCAATATCTATAACCGACATCAAGTCAATGATGTGCTGAAGATTATCGATGAGGAATATCCGTATCTTAAAGCCACGCGCAAAAAGCACCGAGTGAACCTCTCTTGAATGAAGACCTGAAGCTTGCCCAGCAGCTTGCCAATGAAAACGACTGGGATAACGCCTATATGTTGGTGGATAAACACTTATGGCATGACCCCAACAACGTCGACTGGTTGATGATCATGGTCTTTATCATGCTGGGTACGGGCAAGCACACGATAGCGTACAACCTCGCTAAACGCTGTGTAGACCTAAAGCCCAACGATCCGTCCATGTATTTGAACTTTGGCATGACGGCTAACGACCTGTGGCGACCCGCTGAGGCTGAACGTCTATACAAACGCGGCATGAAGCTCAGCAATAGAACTGACCAAATCTGCAAGTTCCTGATCAACCTGTCAGGCGTGTATATCGACAACGGGGATTTTGAGGGCGGCAAGAAACTGTGCGAGCAAGTTCTCGAGCTAAACCCTGACTCACGCAAGGGTGCTGCAAACCTCGGATTCTGCCAAGCAGCACTCGGGGAGTGGGATAAATGCTGGCCCAACTACCGGTATTGTCTAGGCACTGAGTGGCGACCCAAGACACAATATGGCGAGGAGCCCGAGTGGGACGGTGTTTCACGTGGAACAATCGTTCTATATGCCGAGCAAGGTATTGGCGACCAGATATGCTTTGCCTCCATGTTGCCCGATATGCTGGAGTGGTGCGAGAAAAACGATTCAACCGTAGTGTTAGATGCAGACTGGCGCTTGTACAACATATTCGAGCGCTCGTTTCCAGGTCTTGCGATGTATCCCACCGCAGGAGTAAAGGCTGAGAACATGCAACCACAATGGCGTTGGGCTGATGAACATTGTGAGATTGACTACTCTTTACCGATGGGCCAGTTGGCCGAGTATTTCAGGACCAGTGCAGAATCGTTTCCAAAAAAGGCTTATTTGACGCCTGACGCGGACGAGGAATTCAAGTGGCGATCCCTGTTCGATGCCAAGAATAAGCCCGTTATCGGCGTTGCATGGACCGGTGGTATGCCCAAAACAGGCGCACACAGGAAAACATTGAGACTTGAGCAGTTGCTACCGTTATTTGAGTCGATAGATGCGCATTGGGTATCGTTGCAGTACAAGCCTGCGGGTGAGGAAATCAAGGCGTTCAAAGAAAAGCACGACATTGATATTGTGGAGTATCGCAATGCAACACTGGGCAAGGACTACGATACTACGGCGTCACTGGTGGCGGCATTAGACGCTGTGGTGTCGGTGCCTACGTCAGTTGTGCATCTTGCCGGCGCATTAGGTGTGAGAACTGTCGCAATGGAAGCGCCTATGCGTTGCTGGAAGTTTGAGGCAGGTAATCCATTTCACCCCATGACCGCACAGATACCGCACTCTGATGACTGGGACGCGACGATTAAAGAAACTGCATCACACCTGGAGGATTTGTGTTTAAAGAAGTAGACAAAGAAAGATTTTGGTCTAGGGTTAAAATTAAAGGCCCGAAAGATTGCTGGGAGTGGGTTGCAGGAAAATCTAACGGATACGGATCATTCAAACTGAGAAAGCACTTGCCAGCTATTGGCAGCCATAGAGTTGCTTACGAGCTTAGTAACGGACCGATCCCTGATGGATTTCATGTCATGCACAAGTGCGATAACAGGGCTTGCTGTAATCCAAGTCATTTAATTCCGGGCAATAACAAAGCCAACATAATGGATTCTGTTCGGAAAGGCCGCCGTAAGGGCGTTACACGCAATCGTCCAAGCGGGCTTACATACAAGACTGGCGCTGATTATCAATCAAAGTGGCGATGGGCTAGAGATAGAATGAGGGATATGCGAGCTTGTGGTTGCACATACAAAGAGATTTCCGATTGGTTCGGGTGCGCGGTTATGACCGTGCATAATCAGCTAGAGAAACCATTGTGAGTCGCTATTCCGTATACATTGGTTACGACCCGCGACAACCTGTTGCCTACAACATCTGTCAGCATTCTGTGGTCAGTAATGCGTCAAAACCGGTCTCAATAACGCCATTGATCCTGTCTCAGCTGCCAATTACGCGCCGAGGGCTGACTGAATTCACGTTTTCGCGCTTTTTAGTGCCGTATTTGTCTGGTTTTAGGGGCAATTCGCTGTTTATGGACCCGGATATGATCGTAACAGGCGATATTTGCGAGCTTTTGGACGGTATAGACAGCACAAAGGGCGCGGTACATGTGGTTAAAGACCAGCCACAGTTCGAATGGCCCTCAATGATGGTATTCAGCAATATGCGGTGCAAAACATTGATGCCTGAGTACGTCAACAACCCTGAGAACAACCTGTTTGACCTAGAATCATGGTCGAATCAGGGTGTGGGTGAATTGCCGGCTGAGTGGAATTATTGCGTCGGGTACAAAGAGCAGCATGAGCATTCAAAGCCAGCGGAGGCGAATCTATACCATTTCACAATGGGCTTGCCGTTTTGGGAGGAAGTGTGGTCGTGTCCTGAGGATATTTATTGGGATCAGGCATTCAGAAAAGCATTATCATCCTGTAGCTATATGGAGCTAATGGGAAATTCAGTACATGAACAGCGGAGGCAGAAAGGTGGGTGAGTGGAAGAATTACTATGCGCAACGCCTAAAGTCTACAAAAGAGAGGTTTTGGGAAAAGGTTGATATATCTAGTGATTGCTGGGAATGGATCGCCAGCAAGAATAAGTTAGGTTATGGCAATTTTTCTGTTGATGGAACTCACATGCTAGCTCATCGCTACTCAATGATATTGGCTGGCCACGAAATCCCAGATGGAATGGCTGTTTTGCATCGTTGCGATAATCCTCCATGCGTTAATCCAAGCCATCTTTATGTTGGGACATGGGCTGATAATGCGCGAGATCGTGATAGCAGGGGTCGATTAGGTGACCGAAAGGGCGCTTGCAATGGAAATTCAAAGCTAACTGAGGCGGACATACCCAGAATAAGGGATATGATTATATGTGGCGCGCCTCAAACAGAGATCGCAAAATGGTTCGGCGTTCACCCTTGTACTATTTCTGATATCAAGCATGGCAGAAGGTGGTTGCATGTTAATTAGCGAAGAATATCGACAGCAACAAGAAAAGTTACACGCCAAGGGTGGTTATGGTGTAACTGCAAAAAAATATGGGGCGATGATTTCCAGAATTATCGACAAGACTGAGGTTGACACTGTATGTGATTACGGATGTGGGTCTCAGCCATCACTAATGGAAACCCTTAAGCCTGAGAGGGATATCGTTTTACAGCTATACGACCCTTGTGTGCCTAAATACGCTGATACACCCAAGCCATCTGATCTTGTTGTGGCGTGTGACATGCTCGAACATATAGAGCCTGACCTGCTGGATAATGTGCTTGATCATCTTGCGGAACTAACACAGCAGATATTGTTCTGCTCGATCAATACCGGGCCTGCGGGCAAAACCCTTGAGGACGGACGCAACGCGCATCTAATACAGGAGCCTTTGCCGTGGTGGGTGCCTAAGCTGTGGGAGCGCTTCACAATACAGACAGTACAGGTCGCAGGGCCACAGGAATTCTTTGTTATAGCACAGGCTATTGACCTCAGCATTGATTTTGGACCCAAACCGATTGCAGATAAGGCTATAATCGTAGAGTGAACTAGCACAAGGAAGGTGCGAGACTATGGCTGTTATTACGAATTACGCCACGTTGCAGACGGCGATAGCGGACTATCTCGCCAAGGGTGACCTGACCACGTTCATTCCGAACTTCATACAAAATACCGAAGGAAAGCTCTACCGTGAGCTAAACCTGCGCAACGAAGAAACACAGTTATCAATATCTGTATCGAGTGGCACAGGTACGGTTCCGACCGATTTCAAAGGACTTAAACACGCCTATGTCGATCAATCTCCAATCGTCCCGTTACAGTGGGCCACGATAGACTGGCTGTATACCAACTATCCATTAAGGACCGGTTCTGCTACTCCTGCATTTATATCCAGGGACGGCGCTAATTTTGTGTTTGGCCCGAACGCCAAAGACCTGACGCTAAAGGGCGTGTACTACGCCAAGCAAGACAACCTGCACACGACCGACGGTAGCTGGTACGTGGTCAATGCACCTGAGTTGTTGCTGTACGGTGCGTTACTGGAGGCAGAACCATTTATCCGTAATGACGAGCGCTTACCACTATGGCGCAGTATGTTCGAGGAAGCCAAGAAAACGGTGATGATCGAGAACCGCAACACCGAGACTACGCGGGGCCGTAAGGCTGCGAGGATTTAGTTATGTCCCTCGTCAAGCTCGATTTCCTTAACTGGCGACCTGATCAACAGGACTTCAGGCATGACGGCCTGGCAGGACCAAGCGGTGCCAATAACGTCTATCACGCGCCCGAAGGCTGGGTGCCGTTCAAGTCATCAACGACCAGCAACTTTACGGTGGGGGCGGGCAATACAGCATTAGCTACTACGCCATCACTGGTCATTAAAAGTGTAGGCACAGCCGACCAGCGGATTGTGGCATATCTGCATAACGGGGTAACCGCAGGCGCAGGGTTCACCATTGATATGTCGATAGGCATATTCTCGGACGGATTTACAACCATTGGTCAATATACGACCTATACCAGTTCAACGATTACCAGCGCATACACTGGCAACAACATATCGGCGTTCCAGGTCTGCGAGCTTGACGATAAGATATTCTTTACCGCGCAAGCCGAACTGCCAGCCACCACAGCTTTGAATGCTAGTGCGCCTGTGATTACGCTCAATTCCACAGGATACGCAACGATATGAGCGGATTTAAATACGATCTTCCGGGTTCAGGTGGTGGTACGTTTGCGAGCATAAGTATTCCGGCTGTTGCCTGTGCTGCGGTGCGTGATTTTATTTTTATCCTGCCTACCGCTAATCGCTATTCTGTTCGTTGGTCCGCATCTGACGATCCTAGTGATTGGCCAACGCCAGACACAAACGACGCACGAACCAAGCAGGCAGGACTACAGACGTTTCCGAATAAGTTTGGCGTGGTGACTGGTGTTGTGGGTAATGATTTCTATGCGTATATATTCCAGGAACGTGCTATCTGGAAAGCGACGTATCTAGGCGGCGATATTGTTTTTAGCTTTGATGCGTTCGAGGAAGGACGCGGCTGTCATGCGCTTGGACGCTATGAGCGTGTTGATGACAAGGTATTCTTTGAATCTGAGTTCGGCTATCACATGCTTGAGAACGATATCGTAACCGACATTGGATATGGTCGCGTTGATAACACCTACAGGCCAACCAGCTAATGGCTATTGTAACCCCAGCACAAGAGGAACAGAAAAACGTCGCCATCAATCCGTCGATGAAGCTGGTGTTTTTCCAGGATCAAGCGTTGGTGTACAACTACGGTACAGACCAGTGGTCACGGTTGAGCGTTGTTGATAATCGTCGCATATTTTCAGTGCAAGACCCGGACAGAGTTTTGGGAACGGTATTAGGCTCAACGCTATTCGACACGGTGCTTGTTAGTGACTCGACTTTCACTGCGGCTGCTGTTTCTACCGTTTCATTTGTGACAGCAGAGTTTGAGCTTGATCCTGGATTCCAGTCCAATGTTATTGGCTGCCAGCCCCTAGAGATCGTGACTGGGAAAC